CATACAGATCATCGACACCTTCATCCGCCCGACTGCCTGAAAGATCTTTTCATATGCAAGTCCCAGACCGATCACTGCGGCACCCGTCATTGGCTCGTAAGAAGTGCACTGCGACTCTCGGATAGCGACCGTATTTTTCCTGCAAGCTGTAGAAGAGGTCTCTGGCACCCCACATATCCGTTTGGTAGTGGTGAATGAGCAATGAAATCGAAAACTCTTTCAATCGAAAAATACGGCTTAACTGCTCGTCGGTAAAGTTACCGTCGTGCCAAGAGACCACGGTAAAAATGTCCGGGTTGGCGTTTGCGTACTCGACGTAATCGTCAGTCAGAGAGCGTCCGTTTGTCGTAACGGTGGACTGTTCAGGGCTGGTACCCTCATTTTTAAGGGTATCATGCAGAGCCTTAATTCTCTCCCAATAGAGCATCGGCTCTCCGCCCCAATAGGCGATCCGCTCTATGCGATCACCCTTAAGGTAATCCGCCAATTTATGTGCGAATTCAACCGGGTCGGCCTTGTGATCTGCAGGTGACTTCTCATTGGTCTGGAGACAGTACCTGCACTTCATGTTGCAGGCGCTCCCGATCAAGAGGTTGACGTACTTAATCATCAGAGACCACCTGAACCGTAGCCTCGGCCCTGGAGGTGTAAAACCGATGGTTAATCTTGATTCGCATCGTTTCACCGGCCTGAAGACCTAAGGCGCAGGCTCGGAAATGTCCCACTCCGTTTGTGACCGCAACGCGCTTATGAGGTGCGTAACCATCAACAGCCTCTACGATGTAGCCGTCCCATGTCACGTCTGTTGCGACTGCGTGAGTCTTACCGTCCTTAAGTGTAAGTGTGAAATCAACCCAGCCATCCGGCGCCACCGTCTCGGAAGAAGGAGTAAGACTGTACTCAAGATTCAGCCACTTGGAGGTGGTCCCGGTCATCACGTCGGCGGCTGTCCAAACTTCACCCAGGTCTTCAAGGTTGGTAATTACAGTCGTGTCTTCCGCGGTCGTAATAGAGCGGGCACATTCTGTCAGGGGCGCATTCGGGTCTCTAACCCAAAGATCAAAGGCCCACATCCCGCCCTCATGCCGAACGTATTCTGCTGTGTTTCGACAGTCGAAGTAGGTCAATGCTCCCTTGATGATTGCATGAAGTCGGTTGTTGTTCAGCCAAGTGACAAAATGAGCTCCGGGAACCCAAAGTTTTTGGAATTCCGGTACTGTTTTATCGATGATAATCTCCGCGAGAATGCAATAGTCTTCGCCATTGATTTGATAAAACCTATTCGCTTTTCCCGTGTAGCCTCTTTCACCAAGTTTCTGAGTTGTGGTCAGCTCTTCAATCGGAGATGCCGATGTATCTTCCGGTACCTCAAAAAAGATTTTTTTGTCCAGTACTCGAAAAGCCGCTCTAGTTTCATCTATTGCGATAGAAAAATGATCGTAAGGTAAGGTGCTTGTTACTACGTGTCGTTTATATCCCATGTCTTATCTCCTGGACCTACATTCCGTCATCCCCGCAGTCGCAGTTTCCGGTATCACAATTCGTATAAATCGGTTTGTTTAGGTTTGAACAGTTCGGCCCGTGGCAGTTGCTTGTGATCGTGCACTTGTTGCACTTAACTTGACCGCACTGAACTTGAGTGCATTGCACTTGGTAGCAATGAACGTTGTTGCATCTAGAGCACTGGGTGCAATAGGTACAATGCGTGCAGTAAGTGCAATGTCCCGTCTTCCAGTTGAGGTCGTTTTGTAACTGGCTCACCTTTGTCAGATTGGCCCAATAGCCGACGTCGTCCGTAAGCTGACTGACCTTAGTCAAAACGCTTTTCTTCCACAGCCCTATACCCTCAGTCAAATCAGAGAGTTTTGTCGGCAAGCCGCTTTTTCTAGCCACCGGGTGTCCCGTTGTTCCATCGTGAACTACAAGCGTCTTTTTAGTTGTGTCAACTGTAATTTCTCGTTCGGCTCCGACAAAGGTCTCATGCTCAGTCGTTGTCCCTCCACGGAGCAAAATTGTTCTGGTCGTCATGAAAGTCTCCCGGGAACAAGGACATATCCATTCCCGAATTTGACAATGGCTTCTCTCTCTGCGATCGGACATACTGTCGGAGTATCCGCAGGCATTCCGATCGTCGGAATGAACCAACCGCAGTAGTCGTGTTCCTCCGAGTACCTGCCTCTGATTCCGTTGTCTGCAAGAATGATTTTGTTCGGATCAAACTTGCTGTTAATACAGGCGCAGAGCTCGTAACTTCTGCGTTTCGTCCTGAACATCAGCATCGGATGATCGTCGGTAACTCGATTCTCTCCGCGGCCCTTCATTTGAATTGCTCGTCTAGAGCCTAAGTGCCCATGGCTGACGCCTACTACCTTAACCGGCTTTCCCAACCAATCAATGATTTCGTCTCCGATCAGAATGTTGTGAACATCTATTAGGCCCTTGCTTGTCTCCAATTTTCCTGAGACAAAGCAACTGTCGTCTGTGCAATCGCAGTTGCACTTGGTGCAGTAGCTATAAACTGAGCACTGAATCGTCGTGCAGTTCACCGTCGTACAGTTGATGGTCGTGCAGTTTATGGTCGTACAGTTATGACAGTTGGAGCACTGTTGGCAATATGTACAGTGCGTGCAGTAGGTGCAATGCCCGGTGAGAAAGCCGCTGTCATTTTGCAGCTGGCTGACTTTTGTCAGAGCACCGGACGCCCAAAAGCCTTTGTCGTTTGTAAGCTGAGATAGTTTGGTCAGCTCGTCTGAGCGCCAAACGCTTAAGTCGTCTACCAGCTGAGATAACTTTGTCGGTACCTCGGCTACGCGCGCCAAGAGGGCACCTCCGGGCGTCTCCCCATCATGAAGACGAATGGTGTGGAGATCATCGTCGATCGTGATCTCCTTGAGAGCACCGGTGAAGACTGCACTATCTTCACTTGAGCCATGCTTCCATTGGATTACTTTTGCCATTTTGCTTTACCTTTAAGAGCAGTGCGTACAGTGGCCGCAGTGTGTGCAGTAAGTACAGTGTCCTGCGATATAACCTTTGTCGTTTTGAAGCTGACTGAGCTTGGTTAACTCGGCCTGTTTGAGATACTGGACATCCGGTGTTAGCTGAGAAAGTTTTGTCAGGTTTCCGCTTGATCGGTAGACGTCGTTTTCCAACTGGTTTGTATTGGTAGGAACGTCCGACTCCTTTGCCAACTCGTGGCCGCCGGGTGTCGCACCATCGTGGACTCGGATTCGATTGTTCGTTGTATTTACAGTGATCTCCCGATCATGGCCGACAAAAAGCTCATGCTCTACAACCGTTCCTCCGCGAAACTGAATAATCTTCAGAGGCATTAGCTCAGCCCTCCCAAGTCAACGGTGTCAGGCATCGTGCCTGTCGCCCCAGTTAAACCTCGCGGGATTTTTAAAAGGAAACTCGGTGCTTCGTCCGTTCCGGTTTTTTCAACGGAAGGCTCTGAGTTCGCATCCAACATCTGTATCGAGATAGAGATTTCAGGTGTTGTTCCGGTATCTCCTTTACTTCCCGTATCCCCCTTGGGAATTCCGAAAGTAAAGACCGGGGCCTCGGATGTACCTGTCTTAGTAACGGTTGCTGATGCACCTTCAGATAACGACGTAGCTTCGACGGAAATTTCCGGAGTCGGTCCCGTATCTCCCTTAGGCCCGACTAGTTCTCCCATGTTTTCCCAGTGAGCTTCTTCTGTATCTGTCGCTGAAACCCATGTATAGAGATTCATTCCGGCTAAGACAAGCTGACCAACAGTTCCCTCAGCAGGGAGACTTTCTGCATTCACTACCACAGCATCAGGTTGAATACCGTCTCCTTTATCACCCTTTTCGCCTTTAAAACTTCCTTGTTTCGGCGACAGAGTTGCCGTAGTTTCAGTAACGGCCGTAATCCCGAAGTAATCCCCTATCCGATTTACAACGTGGTCTCCGACCTTAATGTTGACAGATGGAGATATTGCTTCCTTAGGCACCGTCATTCCGGAAGAAGCCTCGGCCATGTATCGGAAAGAGAAGCCAGCTTCAGCATTGGACTGAAGAACCGTCTGCTTGATAGATTCCAAGTTTGTTGCAACAGAGGCCGCACTTTCCACCGCTTCTAAGTTCTCAGCTACAGTTTGAATTGCCTCAGCCTTAGGGCTAAGCGCAGTGATATCGTCGGTAGCTTGTGCAACTTTTTTTATGTTGCTAGGTTCAGAGGATAAGTCCGCTGCTACAGTCTTTACATCAGTCAGGTTTGCGTTTACAGCCTTAACCTTTTCAATATTGTCTCCAACCGGGTGAATACAGTCATCAATATGGTCGGCAACTTTCTTGATATACCCGTCTTCGACTTTGGTCTCGCCGTCAATATCTGTATCTGTAATTGATCCAAGGTCAAGTGTTTCTGTCTCAAACCCTCTTAGGTCGGAACCAACACGATGGATATCATCGATGTGCTGTCGATTGATTTGCAAATCAGGAAGATGCGGAACTAAAGCATCCACCTCTGCTCCGATGACCTCGTTGCGGGCGAGGATAACTTCCGCTCGAGCAACGGCAGCGTCAATAGCCGCTTTATGAATATCGATTTGAGCCTTAGTCTCTTGGATTTCCTGCCAGGTAGACGAGACGTATAAGCCGGTAGAAACAACCTCGTTGTAGATGGTCTCTGCGCGTTGAGCATAATCGGCTGCTTTTTCCGCCACATCCAAAAGGTCAGTCATCACCTCTTGAGGGGTTTTCTCGGACGTAATCGGGACGATAAGACAACGGCGCATCTGTTCGAGAATCTGCTGAAGCTGAATGACGCGACGATCTTCTTCTTTATTGATTGACGTTGGGCTAAAACTCCCATACATCGTCAAATTCAGATTCTGGGTATACGGGACCCCGCTGCAGATTGCGAGCTTATGCCCGCTGGCAAGTGCAGTCTTAAGCGTCACGCGTCCGCCCGGCGTCGTGTTTTGGTCAGAGTTGAGCGTGCAGGTGTAAGCGTCTTTGCTCAGTGTCGTTTCCTTCTCGTCTGCGTCAGCCACAATGACGACAACGTCATCGGCGCTCAGCATGTAGAAGTCAAAATCAAACTGAGTCTGACCCGTGCCGGTAAACGGCCCCGCTTTGCGATTACTTTCAGGAACCATATATCTATCCTCGATTTGAAGAAAAATATAAAAGTCCCCAAAAGTTCAATGCGCACTATTTCATAATCTCCCAGCGGTCCTTGGATTTGGCTACACGCGGGAGTCGTCCGGGCATTGCGCTCGTCGGCTGCCACCAGTATCCCGTCCCCCGCATCCTCATGGATTTGCGCTCCATACGTCTGTGATACCCGGGATTCATCATCTCCTGCAGTTGGTTAAATACCGCGTGATTAAGAAGCTGTTTGGTGTACCAAAGATTAACCATCGGGATGTTGCTCTTGGCAAAGCGCAGGACGTTGGCGCCAATATCGCGATCATCTTTGTATTTGTCGTAGATCGTGTATGCGTCCAGCATGGAGGAGAAGACCGGGCCAAAGGCGTTGTAAATATTCGGGTGGCCGTACTTGTAATCGCCCAAAGCTGAGACAAAAATATCTCCGGCAAAACCGGCTCCGCCTCCGGACGTAAACGCCCTGGCGATATTGTCGGTCGTGAAGGGATCCTGGATGTCCTGACCGTTGAGAACGTCTTTGAACATGTTCGTCACTAACGCTATCATCGTCGACCCTATTAACAACGGGGCATAGTAATCAACGAGGGACGCGGCGGCCATCATCTTTCCGTCTGTCCGCTTTTTGTATCTGTAAAGATCCCCGGACCTTTGGAAGTGGCGCGTCAGCATCGCCGTAGGGAATGACTTAAACAAGAAAAAGCATTGCCACGCTTCACCCGCGATTGTGCCCCTGGCTAGCCCTAAATTAGAAATCGCTTGAGTGTATAGGTCGGGCTGTAACGAGGCCATATGCGCGTCATCGAAAACGAAGGCCAGGTAATCCGAGGCGTACTTCTCCAGTGCGTGCCGAGAGATTCCCAGCGTGGCAAGGTCCGCATCCGAGATATTAAGAATGCTGTTCTTAGTAACAAACTCTGCATCGCCGAACTTTTCCGCCGGCGCCTTCTGGATGACCTTCCAAAATGTCTCATCGAGGCCGAAGTTCTCCAGGCGCTCTCTCAACCAGCCGTCGCACGTATTCCAGTCGTATTTCCGGGCATTCGTGTAAAAGGCCATTGCCGTTTGCGCGGCACCTCTTCTGATACCGTCCGTCCACTGCGACAATAGGGAGGCCCTCATGGTGGCGTCTGCCAATTTGGAAGTCACGCCCTGGCTCATATTGTCGGTAACGAATCTATTGGCGGCAGAGTTGAAAACGTCTCCGATCACGCCCGCCTGAGCGGCAAAAGCCACGTCACTCTTATCCGCCGGATTAAGCGACTTCACTAAGTACATCGCGCTCTGAGCAAAAGGCATGCGGTTAACATGACACATGTGAAAGTACGTAGCAATATCAGACATGCTCGTTAAGAATGCACCACCGAGTTTGCCAGCAACTTGGAGATTACGAGCGCCTTGCGCGATTGCGGCAAGGGTTTCATTCTGGATGCCTCTGCTGCCGTTAAGGTTTTTCCACATCGCATTGAGCATGAACTCCGCAGTTGTAACCTTTTTGCCTTCTACATTATTGGACTGATTATTAAGAATCTCTGTAGATCTGCGAAGGGTGTTAAAAGTAGTAGTCGGACTCGGCCCCATTTCCTCCAGGAGCGTAATGTCTCGCGACATCGCGCTGACGTGCGACAGCATGGTGCCGAAGATCGACGGGTTCTCCCCAAACATCCGGTTATATTCAATTCGAGCTTTGTAGTCCTTAAAGTGAATCGTGCGGTGCTCCTGGCGCTGTTCCGACTTCGCTTTGCCCCTGCCGCTTGGCTTTGCGTCCGCAGCATTCTGGCGTTGGTCGCCGTTTTCCGTAATGGAGAGATACGCTTCCCGGAGGACGTTCTTAATTTCGAGGTCGTTCATTTGCTCCAGGTTGTCGTCGAGATACTGTGTTTTATCCAGACGCTCAAAAACAAAGTCTACCCACGCATCACGATTAGCCGCAAAATCGTGCTTTTTAAATACCTGTGTTGCCGCCTTTGCTCTTGCCGCAACTCGTCCCGCAAAACTCTTCGGCGTTTTCTCTGCCAGGATTCTGGCGGCGTTGAGCACCTTCCCTTGGTTGTGCGTCTGCGGCATGATCCAGTCTTCGCGGGATCGGATGTCTCCGCCTGCTCGGTTGTAACGCTCGCGCATTTGCTCAGTGCACTGGATCCAGGCCTGCGCCGCTTTCTTATAGTCTGCGTTCTTAGTATCGACGCCGGAGATTTCCGCCAGAATACCCGCGGCCGCGTCATCGTTTTCGATCATGCCGAAAAACTTAGGGCAAGCCGCCTGGAGCGTGTCCACAAGCTCGGAGGCATATTCTTTAGATACGCCGACCGCGTGTTTATGGACCTTATCGAGGAAGCGCTTCGCCGCGGCGTTTGCACTCAGTCCCTTGGCTCGCATGTCGGCAGTGTAGTTCTGCATAGCGGCGAGCGCGATCACCTGGCGCTGTGCATTGACCTTCATGCGGTTGGCTTGCCGCTGCATATCCTGTGCTACGAGCGCAGCGGCCTTGGCAACATATTGGTCTTTGGTCAGGTTGGGCTCGGTTTTCCGGATATCGAGCACCTTGCTTTTAATGTTAAGGACAATGTCCTCGCCCTCTTTCGCGGTGAGCTGTCGGCCGATAACTTGGCTAACCGAGTCCAAACATTCTTTCTTTAAGCCTTTTGCCATTTTCTAATCCTTAATCGAAGGCGTTATTGGTAAACATACATAGCGCGGCGCGGGACATTCCGCTTGCGTCCTTCTCCAACTGCTTAGCCGCTGCCAGGTCTCCGGCCACCATCTCGCGCGGCGTGGTCTCGTTGCCGTTCTCGTCCAAAATCGGCATATCGCCGTACTTCTCCATGTCGAGGTCAAAGCGACTTTGGACAAATTCGTCATCCGTCATAACGCCTGCCAACTTGCTTTGATCCGGCGCCTGCTCAGCCTTAATGCCCATAGCTTCGAGGCCGTCCTTAATCACGGCTTTGGTCTCGTCGGGCAAATTGGTGTTATCGACCACCTGGCCGACTGTCTGACCGAGGTCATCACCAAATAGGCTCGGAGAATCGGCCTCCTGCTTAGTCGTGATCTCCTTGTCCGTCGCGAGCATTCGGGCGTAGACGTCTCGGACCTCAGGCGTCAATTCGACGTCTAAGTCAGCGGCCGACTTGTAGATCGATACGAGCCAGTCTTTGAACTGCTTGAAGATCGCTTCCAGCCTGGAGGACGGTGCGACACCGTCACGGAGGTACTGCTCAAAGCCGCGGGCAAACTGCTCATGGAATTGCCGCTTTTCTTCGAGCGATAAGCCGTTCCACTCTTCCAGGTCCTTAAGGCCGAACCAATCCATCAGCGTCTGAATGTCGGCCCTCACCCGCTCGGGCGCATTGGAGCGCATTGCGACATCGGTCATGACGTCCAGGAAGTAATGCCCGGACTCATGGACGAAAGTCGATTCGTCGGCAGTTCCGAACAAAGTAATCATGCGTTCGGCAGGCGTGTACATGCCGCGAGTCTCATCCCCTGATTGAGGATAGCCATTGTTTTCCCTTGACGGATCTTTTATACTGGAATCCTTGTCTAGAGCGGAAAATTTGTCGCCTGCCGCCGGGTGTCCCTTCGGGGATACGACTGCATCGTGAGGGTTCTTCGATTTTTCGGAGAGGGTGTCCACGGACAAGGTAACCCTATCCATCTTGCGATAGGGTTTTTTATTTCTTGTTCTATGCAACGATTTGTAGAGCTGGAGTTTGCCGCTCTCCCTCTCTTCTAAGTTAATAGCGAGCAAATACGTCTTTCCTATCAACTTCGTAAAAATTACTCCGTTTCTTCTTACTCCTTTTTCATTGACCCGCGTATCTCTAATAACTTCGTCCGGGTTATTGATGATGTTCTGAATCTGGAGATAATCTCCCGGAAGAACGTCAGGCGCATGGTGATTTACAACATGGTCTAAAAAATAAGCCTTAGACGTGTAAACACGGGGATCTGTTACTCTATCCCCGAAAATCGCTTTTAAGTAGGCGTCCGGGACAGTGGCTATATCTTCTAATTCTGTTCCGAAAATAGCCTCAATTTCGCCGCGTGTTTTTCCTCTAGCGGTTTCAATTTCCGACGGCTTCAGCCATACCTCTAGCCTTTCCTTCTGACTAGATACTCTCGACTGGAAAAGGCCTTCGGCGGTTTCCTTCCCGCCTTTGCGAACCTTGAGCGCATAGCGTTTCTCCAATTCGTCGGCGCTCATGCCTAACCGCTCTCCGAGTGTTCTGTAGAAAGCGTCGTAAAGGTCGGCAGAATAGGCCGCGAGTTTTTCTTTAAACCCGGCGCCGAGGAGCTGGTTAAATACCCGGTCTCTGAAAGAATCGAATTGCGTCCTCAGCGTTTCCGGATCGACGCCCTCGCCTGAGACATTAACCGTCTCTCCGTCATCCAACTGCTCCCGGGCAAGTTTCTCGTCGGCGATCGACCTATTGATATCGCCGTTCATACCTGAGGGCTGATCGCCCTCGATCACGTCAGCGTTACGGAGCTCCATGGCTGCGTCCACCGCGCTCGGAGTAATCGAGTCGATTGCTTTATCCAGGGCGCCGAACTCGCTCTTGACCTGATTAAAAACCTCGTCGCGACTGACTTTACCGAATAGGCCTTCGCCTCCGCTCTCCTGCTGGGCCACCTCGTTGAATCGGGCCAGGGCGTCCTTGAGCCGCTCGGGATTCTTCGATAAGAGGATGTCTCTGAACCATGCCTGTACCGGTGTGGCTTCAAAGAAAGATTCCGTGATCTCGCCTTCGACCTTTTCGCCGTGAATCTTGCGGGCCTCTTGTTTGGTCTGCATGTAATCGGCGAGCGCCTCCATGAGGTCGCCTGAGAAGTCAAAATCTCCGCCGTGGCGTCTGAGCTTGACGACTTCGGGTGCGGCGGCCTGGAGAACGTCCATCACCCGCTTGTCCTTCGGGTCATCCGCGATAAAGCGGTTAATCAGTCGGTTGTCCGGATACGCGGCGGCAAAGATCGCCGACTTCATTCTTTGGCGGACATTGTCGTAGATAACCTTGCCTTCGGCGTCAATGAGACCTTCCTTGTCCGGAGTACGGCGCACAAACTCATCCATCGAGCGAACGGCGATACCGTTGTCCTTAGTAAACTCCACCTCCTCCAGGCGCACATTGCGCGCGTCCTGGGCGGCCTGTTCCGCAGGATTGAGCTTCAGCGTTCCGGTACGGTTGGACAATTCGCCGACGCCCTCCTTGACGTCCGCGTCGTCCATTACGCGCACGAGGATCGGCTCGCGCATCTTCTTGACCGCGCGGCGGCCGATGCCGAATTCTTTTAGGGCCTTGGTCAATTCCTCTTTGTACTTCGTAGCCTTGACGTTGCGGTACGCCTCCTGGAGGCCCGCGATACGACCGTTGCCTGCGATCGCTCGGGCACCCTGTACTTCTGGATTAGTGAAGTCGGCATTGAGACTGCCGTCAACACTGTTAGACGTCATCACATCGCTCGCCTCAATCAGGGCATAGCGCATCGTGGTGCGATCACCGTTGGTGTCCGAGACTGTGACCGTCTTACCGAGAATAGCCGAAGAGTTCTCCGGCAAATACGCGATCACGGGCGTGCCCTCGCCCAAAGTTGCGCCGTTGCGCAGGCGATTGAAGTCAGGCGCCTGAGCGATCTGCTGCATCTGCAAGCGGCTTTCTTTACCGCTTCTGTCGCGATTCTGAATGGACTCAAGCACGCCTCGATTCATGCGGCTTGTCTGTCCTTCCACGGGGGCGGCCGTGGCTTCTGCTTGGGCCTTTTCCACCGCTTCTCTCGCGGCTCGGACACGGGCGCCCCTGGCGCCGAGAAGGCCGAAACCTAGGCCCATAAGAGAAGACGTCGTAAGACTGATCGGATCGAAGGGGTCGTACTCTTTGGAGATAACAGAATAGTCGGCGTTATCCAGGACAAACTTAATCGCCGACTGCTCGGTGATGTCGGTCGCAGGATTGACCAGGGCGCCGAAGGCCGCAGACTTCAGGCAACTCGTGCCGAGAGAGGCAGGGAGCGCCATGCCGACGGCGTTTGTCACGCCTGTAATAAGGCCCGCCTTCGTGGCCGTCTCAGTATCCACGCCCTTGTCCTGGAGCTTATCTTTCTCATAACGTCCGAGGTCGGCGCCGAATAGCGCACCGCCGACGAACGGATTGCCGCCTGCGAGAACGGAGTAACCGATACCCTTGGCCAAAGAACCGGTTAGGCCGTAGAGGATCATGGCCGCCGTGCCGGTGGTCTCGGGATTCGGCGTGTAATCGTTCTTAATCTTGAGACGTGCCTCTTTTGCATCTTGCCTCAGGCGATTGACTACTGCATCCTTATTGACATTGAGGTCGGGCGCAAAGGGATCCTCCTGCTGGGCAAGGTAGTAGTCATCGTCCTGAACTTTGAGCGCGGCCGCCTCGCTAATGTCCGACTTCGTGGCTTCCCATTCTTTTCCAAAAGACTGGCCGATCGCGCCCCCGGAGCCCTCGAAAAGTCCGGGCGTCAGGGCCTCGGCGTCTTTCTCCGGAGCACTGTACTGATTAATGACTTTAGCTTCTTCATTGGTCAGTCCGAAACGATTGATCCAGCTCATTTAATTCTCCGGGAAATTGTGTCATTAAGGTCAAGTCGGAAGGGCTCGCCCTTTTCGTCGGTTACGTAGCGCAAGCCGTCGCGGATAAAGTAGACGCCGTCGCCTACCCACTTGAGAGGTGCCGTGTTGATGAGCCTGGCGGATTGCTCAGGTGATACCACCTGATTCCGAAACACGAGCTTTTTGCCGCCCTTAAGGAAGTCCTTGCTGTAGTCCTGCAAAACGTCTTCAAAAGATCCGAGCTTGGTAAAAGTCATCAAGTCCTTGCCCGCCTGCGAGAGTCTGGACGGCAAAATGATCTTTGCGCCGTTGTGCTCTGCCACCGGGCCGATCACGTTTTCAATCGCCGTGTCCACGTCGCTCGATCCGCCTGCCTGGAGCGCATAAGCGTGCTCGTTTAGAACTGCGGAGATTAAGTCCTCGTACTCCGGACTCCCGGGCGGGATCGGCAATACGCCGTCCAACTTCTGGCGGATTTCCGGCTCGTCTTTGTTCGCGTCGTTGACCTTGTTTCTGCGGTAGTAGCTGCCCTTGATTTGGCGCAGTGCACCGTTGTTCTCTCGACCCTGGGGCGTGGAGGCCACGCCTAAAGCGATAGAAAGCAGATGATGATTTTTGCCGATATCGGTTGCCAGGGCCGCCAGGGCGTCACTGTCGCCGGTGACCGGATCAAAGATTGCGTCGGAGAGTTTCTGCGCATACTCGGCCTGGTGGTCCTCATCCAGGTTGGCGAAAGTTTGGCAAAGGGCGGTGGCCTCGGTTTTGGTGAGGATGTGCGCGTCCGTGCCGAATCGCTTGGCCACATCTTTGTAGCTGCTGATGCGGTTGCCGAGCTCTTGGATCGCGAGTGTCTGATTGCTCCAGTCCTGGATAGGCTTAAAGCCAAGTTCAGGAATCCCCTCGATCGCAAAGCGCATCGGGTCCTTGGCCCGCTCGGTCTTGACCTTCTCTGCAGCCTTATCCCACGTTGCCTTCTGTTCCATGCGGGTGGCGTACTCGGGATCATCCTTCTGAGGCGTGAGCGCTTGGCTCGTTGCATCCATGTCGCCTACAGACATTGCCGGCATGGAGTGAATGGCGGCATTGAGCTGGGCCTGTTTCTCCACTTCGGCGTGCATTCTGACGCCCTCGTCCTGACCGTAGACGCTAATGAAGTCAGCGACATCCGGGAGCTCGGATACGTCGCCCGTGTTGATCGCCTTGGATAAGACGTTATCCACTGATCGCTTTAACTCGACCTTGACCTGTTGAGCCTGCTGGCCTCGTCTCTGTCTGGAGGCGCGGAACAACTTGATCTTGTCCGGAAGCGGCAGTGCATCGATCACCGGATCGCCTGTTTGAACGTTCGGATTAAAGGCCACGTCCTTAGAGGTCAGGCGCGGAACCTCAGACTTCTGCGAAAGAAGTTTTCCGTTATCGTCGCGGCGTTCTCCGTTAGGTCCAATAAAAATGTTTTGGCCATCCTCCACAACCCAGCGTCCGCCGACGTATTTCTTACCATCGTGGTACTTACTCTCGACGCTGAAAGTCGGATGATTGGGCTTCTTAAACGTATCTGGGAAATGACCGTTTTCCGCTTGGGCCGCGCCCGCTTTCCATGCGCCTCGAAGATCGTAGTCATAGACATCGCGCTCATGGCCGATCTTCTTCGCCCATGCCTGGTACTGCTTTTCTTCGTCCTCAGTAAGCTGAGTATTAAATTTGTCAGAATAATCGTTCGGATCTATCCCCAGCGCCTTATGGACCCCGGCTGTAATCGTCTCCTGCGAGTACGCAACCGCTCCGATCTCCTGGCGCATCATCGCGCTGATGAGCTTGGTCATCACCTGGGGATCTTTGACGTCAAGGGCCTCTCCCGGATTGACGCCCATGGCTTTGCAGACATTGCTGATGTATGCACGTGTCACGCCGTCGCTGGCCGCGCAGAAGCGATCAACAATGCCGTCCACGGTGTTGATGCCGTACTTGGAAGCATAGGTCTTGAGGATCTTTGCCGCGGCGCAAATACCGTCCTGCGGAGTCTCGAAAATGGCATGACCTCTGGCGTCCTGGCCCACCATACCGCTCCAGTTATTGCCGAAAGCTTTAATGTTGAGCGGGTTGCAGAACTTGTAGCCGATCGTATTCAGCACCTTGTCCGGAACACTAGGAGGTGTACCTAAGCCCGCCTGGGCGCCGGAGACTCGGACGTCAACTTTTCCGGCGGCGCGTGCAGCCGAGCCTTGGGTCAGGCCGATTGCTTCCGGGCCGCCCATTGCGTCAACCGTCTCCTGGAGCTGAGGCCATACGCGCTCACGCAACAAGGCATAGGTCTTGCGGGATACGTCCGGGCTCATCTTCGTGGAGCCGACCTGCTGGAAGTGCTTGAGCGCCCCATACGGGTCTTCGACTGCCATCTGCTGGTAGGCCGAGGCATACGCCAGGGCGGTGTAGTTGTCCTTTTGTCTTGCGATCCATTCCGGACTCTTGCCGCCGATTTTGCCCTGGTAGTCCACCTCATCCATGAGGCTGGCCATCGTGCGCTCGGAGTCAGGGCCGAATCCGGAGAAGGCGAAGTCATCGATCAGCGACTTGGCCCGCGTATCCGAGACTTCAGCTTTATAGGCAGCATTCTCTTTCAGGCGATAGCGCTGCATGGATTGATCGTAGGAGTTGATCTTCTCCAGCGCGACAGAAGTAAAGGCCTGTTTTGCGAGCGGGTTTTGCAGTTTATCCAGGTGAGTCTGATACGCCTTGTTCATGGCCTCGCGGGTCGGGTCATATCCCTCCACGGCGGTCTTGCCCTTCATGGTGTAATAGCCGCTCTCCGGATTCCATTGCAGTTCTCTTAGCTCCTGATCCAGGCCGTTGAGCGCCTCATCGGCTTCCGCCTTGACCTGCTGCGCCTCGGCCTTTTGAGCAAACTTGACGCTTAAGCCGATACCTGCCTTCAAGGGCTGAGTGGCCCGCTCCATGGCGCGTTCGTAGTCGAAGGTCGGCTGGACGTTTTCTCCGGGACGCGCAAAAGATTGTTCGCTCTGAGGATTCGGCGTGTTGTTCTGATAAATGGGTACTTGCATATTTATCTGCCTAGGATCGAGACCTTGTTATTGATCGAAAGAGGATTGAAGTTGTAAAGCGGCGTGAAAATCGGCTGGGCCGCAGATACCGCATCAACTCGGATTCCCGGATCGGCCGAGGAGATTCCGTCAATGCGCAGGCCGGGGTCGGCGGATGAAATCGCGTCGATCTTCAATCCGGGATCGGCTCCGCTGATGGCGTCAACCTTGAGCGGCGTGTCTTGTGCCGGCTCTTTTGTTTTGCCCTCGGCAAGTTTTCCAAAGGCGTAGGTCATGACCACCTGAGACAAGCCGTTGAGCGCCGTGGACATGAAGTTCAGGCCCACACTTTGTTTCTTGGCGTTAAACATCAAGGCCTGGTTTTTGAAGTCGGCAGCCCGCTGGCGATAGCCCCAGGCAGCGGCATGAGCATCGGTCTCAATGCGATTCTTGTTAATCGTCTTGATGATGTCGGTGGAAGCTGTAATCTGCGCCGCGCTACCGCTGCCGATCGCAACACCGTTGGCGGCGAGCGCAGCCTTCTGCCTGGCCTTGACTTGGCCCGCCTGCATCGTTTCGTGCTGGACCTTAGTCTCTGCTGCAAACAGGGTGTACTGCGCCTGCAATTCCATCGTCTTGGCGTTCTCTTTGGCGATATTTGCCTGTGCCTTCGCGATAGCGTTGTTGTAGCGGGTTGTGAAGATCGAACCGACAGCGGAAATACCGGCAGAGATTCCCGTGCCGATCATTGAAGCGGTGTTGAAACTAAAGTCCATAAAACCTCCGATAGCGCGCTCAGTCTGACGCCGCCTCAGGCTTTAATGCGCACTATTGTCGGTTAGCTAATCTCTACCGTGGTCGTGATCGAGGTTATCCGGAGCGGCAGTGGTAAAGACTGCCTGATATAGACCTGGCCCTCGTCACTCCATTTAGGCTTAATCTGCAGGTCGTAAATACCGGAGCGCAGATTCGGAGGATATCCGGGAAGCTCGGTCGCACGCGGCTGCATGTGATAGAGCTTCTCAAAACTCGATCCTGCCGACACTCCGGACGATTCGTTAAGCCGTAACGTAACCTCCGTAATATTTTTACGGTGCGAAGTGCCGTAGGACATATCGTTAAGCTGGAGGTGGATCGGGAGCGTGACCATGTCGGAGTCGTATTGCAAGCCGACGTAAACCGTCGAGGCCTCATCCTCCAGCGCGATCTTCCCGCCGACAACCTTTTGATCCGGCACGACATAGCCGTCAGCCAGGATGGAAACCTTCTCGCCTTCCAGCCAGGAGAGTCCGGTAATCGTCTTAGTCGGGTTGCCTTGGTAGAAACCTGCGCAGTCCACATAGCAGGATTCAGCTCTTGAGGGCGACTGCACCTCGTGCATACGCTCGATAAATCGGACCGTCTGCCCGTTGATCCTGCGGCTGGTGACGACATACGGGATGTCCTCGTAGCCCTCGGAGACAACAGTCACGGACTCGAAACTGCCGCGAGTCTCGATTGTTGAGAATGCTCCGATCTGCTGCTCAGGAATGTAGGTGAAGGCCACCAATACGCCGTCGCTGGAGACTGACCAAATAATCGGATTCGGTGCTTTGGAGTAAGCAATATCGATCACGGTCTTATGGTCGAAAAGGTGCGGCGCACGAAGACATAAATCTCCGGAAATAAATCCGCCTCGCTCGTAGGAGTAACCCATTTCACGAAGATGGCCGCCTCTGGCCGCGGCGTACACGCAGGCCGAATTTACAACCACAGGGTTGACCGAGCTTGCGCCTTCTGCGTTCTGCGCTTTAAAGCTGATGGACTCCGGCGTCAGGGCATCCGTGTCTGTGGTGCCCACTACCCAGCACCCTGAGGCCGTCAGGAGAATCAATCGGGACAGCGGAACAAGGTGTCGGATTCGGTTGACGTCTCGGGCGTAGATTCGAGCCGAGATTCGGTCGGTCGCCTGTACGGGCAAGTGATACGCCATAGAGTTCTCACTGCCTGCGGCCGTCATCCAAATATATTGCGGTTTGGTACGCGTTCCGGCAAAAATCTTGCGCTGGTCGAAGTAACTTACGGTGCCAGGATATCCGGACGTAATTTCAGAGTCGTACCTCGGCGGCGTAATACCTGAGTCCGGAGAGATTGCATCATCGATAATCGAGGTCTCGGACGTCTGGCCGATATAGCTGTAAACACCGCCCACATTCCGATACACACGATACATAGCAGCGCCCGGGACGGCATTCCAGGTGAGCGTGTTGTAAGCGCCGTCCGCAAAAGGATTACAGTTGATCTCGACGGTGGCCGACAACGGGCTTTCCTCTGAGGCGTCAGCGTTCAAAGCCGTAACCCCGTATTTTCTCTTAAAAAGTCCTTTGTTCTTATCCTCGACGTCCGGACCGATTGTCTGGGTTACGGCCAGGCCCGTAGGTGCTGACAGTGTGGTATTAAAGTTCACGTTCTCCAATCGCCAGTCGGTTGCACCGTGGCGCCGCAGAGTTTTCGTCGGATAGTTGATGTGCGCGATCGTAATCACGTCAATACTCTGGACGAAACTCAGCTCGAAAAGATCTGCCTCGTCATAAGGAGTCGTGATTTCATACGGCGCATTGCCGGACATCAAAGTTTGCTTATGCGTATGGAAGCGGATGTACTTGTGTCCCACCTCTAAGACCATCGTCTGGTCCAGCGAAAACAAGAACGGGATCAGGCGGCATTTTTTGTCCGAGTATTTCGCGTGCGCCACATACTCGAAACCCGGGCGCCTGAAGACAGGACCCTGGGGCTCAACGATAAAATTCTTGCACTTCGCGAGGCCCGTTTGGTTTTTGGCGTCATCTACACGGGCATACATGGTATTAGAGATTTCGCCGCCGCCGAAAGAGTTTCTAAAGATTCTGACTGCCATTACACGAACCTCGCTCTAAGCTGTGCCGCTAAATACTTCGGATGCTGGTGGGCGCTCTTTTTTGCGTCCCGTGTTTTGGCCTTGCTCAAGGCGTCCTCGGCATATTTGAGATACTTGTCCGCGCTCTGATTCTTAACCAGGGCACCCGCGAGATATGCCGCCAGGCGCATGACGAGGGCCTCGGTGAAGTAGCCCGGGAACATCTGCGGGTTGTTCAAGTAACGGGTGTAGACGATCACGGCGTCCTTGACGTCCGTCAGCAGGAACATCGTGTTTTCGCTTTCGCGATACTCGATCTCGTATGGCAGTGTGGTCTGCCAGGGTTGGCCGCCGGTGCAGTAAAGACCGACAACACACATGCAGTCGCTCGGCAAAGAGTAGCCGTAACGCCACGGGTACAGAGTTCGATCCAGCTCAACGTACTGGGGCGGCTTGTAGCGACTTTGGGCAAAGCTCCAGTTAAATTGCTCCAGCAGATAGCGCAGTGCCATCGGGTAGTAGGCCGCACACTGTTCGGAGTATTGCGTGCCGTCCGGAGGATCGATAGACGTAATGTTTGAGTCCGCACCGAGCTGAGACAGTGCGGCATTGCAGATTTCGATTTGATTAGCCATATAAATAAAGGCGGGTTTTATGCCCGCCTCCTCCGACAAATTTTCGGTTGTTTACTGCTGATTAGCTGTCACCGCCGGCTGCCGCAGTTGTCTTCTCAGTACGGAACTCCCAGCCCTCGCCTTCTTTGACCTGGCCGAGCTTGTAGTCATTGCCGATCCAGGCCGTGACGGTGCCTGCCGTGACGCTTGTCGGGACGGTCACGATACGCAGGTAGCGTCTGTGCTCGAAGGGGAGTCCCACCACAATCAGATTCTTGAGCTCAGTGGGCGTGAATGCCTTAGATGTTGCGACAGTGGCAAAAGTAGAGTTATCGGCCGAGTCCTCAATCTTGAAGGCCAGGCTGGTGCCGGCCACGCCGCTGGCGGAGATACAAAGCGCCATCTTGTGACCGTTGACACCGGACTCTACCAGGGTGGAGCCGAAGTCAAGGCCACTGGACGTGAAGGCGGTTTTGGCCTCCTTCTTGTCGGCGAGCATCATCTTAATGTCGAAAACCATAACGCCTCCTATTAGGAAATTGTGATCGCGGATTCGCTTGCGTTCAGCACGTCCGTGCCGTACTGGTAGATCGGGATACCGCCGAAGGACAACATGCCTTCACGTTTGCCGAAGGTCTTGTATTCCAGCGTGTACTTCGTCTTCTCCAGGAGCTGCAGGTCATAGATCATGCCGACCTGGTCCGTGCAGTAGATACCGACATGAGAGAAGTCGTCGGTGCGCAGGCGGTGGCGTGCTTCAACGAACAACTTCAAGAGGTCAGCTGCGCCCTTGGCGGTAGTGATCTTGGAGGTATCGACGTTGGCGATACGGACAATGTTTTCCGGATTGCCTGCAAATACGCCAAGGTCATAGCCGAACTCGGTTACGTAGGCCGGAAACATTTTGCCGTTAGCGTCCGGAACATAGATCGGGGATTTCTGAACTTCGACGGAAATACCTGCTGCACCGCCGTTTTCCGGGAAGAACAAAGTCATTTCTTCCGGGTGCCAGTTAACAAAATAGATCGAAGTGAGTGTGCTCGTCGAGCCGCCAGCCACTGTACCGCCGGCGTCAATGATGGAGTTCTTCCAGGCGCCGTTGTCTTTGTCCGGCAAAACGATATTTGCCAGGCCTAAGCAGTCTCTCGGATCTTTATCCGGATTGCCCTGGAAGACACGTTTGACCATACCGCGGGTTAAGCCGCGGGTAAACATTTGGTCCTTGCGGGCGCGATACGGTGCTCGGTCTTTCTCCGGCATTCTTTCAAGCTGGAGCTTACCGATCACGGAGCGGTCGCGTGCGATACAGGACGGATAACGTACTGCACGACCTGTCGGGGTGGATGCATCCCAGCCTTCGTTAATACCGACGAGCTGGCCTTCCGGATATTTATCCGCCAGTGTGCCTTTCATACCCTGGCCGTCGTTGCCGCGCACCATAGTGGCACGATCAAAGAACGGCTGATAATCTCGGACGGTTTGAATGAAAACTTTCTTTGCTACGTCGCTGTCCGGAACGAGCGACTGCCATTCAGCCATTGTGACGGGCGTCATGCCGCTGAAAACGTCTGCCATTTTTAGTCTCCCAAATTAATAACCGTAAATATCTTGAGGTGTGATTGCTCCGGATACTCGACCTTTGGGCGGAGTATCTTCGCTGATTGCCGCGCCGACTCTTGCTAGGAATTTGATAAAGCCGGGGTGCGACCCAACAGGCAGCGAGAACAGTTCTGCGATATCTGCGTCATAGTTGCCGTCGGCGCCTTTGCCGAATCGGTCTCTGACCTTAATCGCACGCTGGATGGAGGCGTCATAGTTGGAACCGCCGATCTCGGGGTCCTTCTTAGCCTTCTCCAGCCACTGGCCGCTGACCTTGTTAATAAACTCAACCTGCTGGGAGACCATCACGGGCGTGATCTCATCGATTACGGCCTGGGCCTTCTCCTGCGAGAGATTGAGCTTTTTGGCGATACCCTTAAAGGAGTCGACCACTGCGCTATTCAGCTCTACACCTTCGGGTGCTTTGAAGTCGGCGTAACTTTCAGGTGCCGCATCCTCTTTCGCTTCCTGCTTCTTTCCGTCCTGGCCCTCGGCCTCCTTGGCGTCGTCTGCCTCAGGTTTAATCTCAAGCGGATTGCTTACCGTCTGAGCGGCCTTAGTTTCGGGCGCCGGAGAAGTTTCAGTCTTCTCAGTACCGGCCTCCTTTTCAGTCGGAGCGGTGGTCTGAGAAGACTGCCCCTGGTCCAAAGGAGAAGACTGTTGCTCATTCTGCGAAGGAGGTACTAACGTCTCCTGACTGGTGTTTTGGGAGCCGCTGTCATTTTCTGTACTCATCCGATATCTTCCTTATCTCGGTGTATTGTTCCGGGCAATAGGTCATGACGTAGCTCAGCACGACAAGGCCGAAAGTTTTCTTTCCCTCTTTGTTAGCCATCGCGAGAGCGTTGGTGTCAAAAGAGGAGGAGAACAAGGCGCAGTCGGAAAAGAGTTTGTTAAACACAATCTTTCCGTCCCGCGTACCCAGAAGGCGGATGAGAGACTCTTTAAAAGCCTCGTCAAAGCTCGCTTTCTGCGCTTCGCGTTCTTGTCTTTCTTCCTTGAGCTTCGCTTCGTCAAACGGATTGCGAATCTTTCCTGACATTTAAAACCTTCAATAAAAATCAATGCGCACTTTTTTACTGCCCCATCTCGGCCTGGAGCGCCTCGACGGCCTGACCCGCCATGGTGTCGCCGCCTGCGGGGACCTTGCCCAACTTGCTCAAGGCGTCCACGCCCTGCTGAGCTTGCTCCTGCTGCGCCATCTGCTGTTGCTGCTGAGCTCTCTGCTGCTGGATCTGCTGCACCTCTTCGTCCGAGCGCAGCAAGCTCGGGCTCACGCCCTTCTTGTCGAAAATGATCTTGATGGCGTTATCCAGGTTGATGCGGTCGAGCACCGACGGGTCAACTTGCGCCAGCTGGCAAACTTGCGTAATGGCCTCCATGTCGGTGTTGGCCTGGACCTCTTTCTGAGATCGGGCAAGCATGGAGGTGTACTCAATGTTTAACTCAGTGCCCTGGAGCTCCTGGGGCGGAGGCGGAAAAACTCCGGCGCGGGAGAGGATCGAGAAAATGCGGCCGATAAAAGGATTCAGAACCTCGTTGTTGAACCGAGACAAAATCGGTCCGAGCATGATGAGTTTTTCCTCTTGGAGTCTTGCCACCGCGGTCGCGGTCATGCGCGCGATCTCGGCCTGATTGGACAGCATGAGGAAAAGGTCGGTAAAGAATGCCGCCTTGATTCGACCCTGAACTTCCTGGATATCGACGGTGATCGGGTTGATGTTTCCGACCGCAGTAGTGGCGTTATTGGACTGACTGCCGTTGGTCGGCATGTCCACGAAACTTAAGCCGCCCGGGGCGAAGTCAAGCTCGGCGTCCTTGGCCGACGTCGGCAGAAGTCTCGGGGGATCGACGATCAAGTCGATCGCGTTGCCTTTTTGCATCTGCTCGTGCTTGAGCTGGCGCACGTCACCCAGCGCGGTCATGCCCGGAGATTCGCAGGAATAGGTATCGGTCGAGATTGCTCCCCAGCGGCCCACGATTGCCGGAAATTCGTTGTACCCGGATTCCAGGAGAATCGAGTGCTCGTCACTGTCGGCGTCGACCAGCATGTGAACCGCACGATACGGCATGTTCTTGTTGTCCTGCTTGGTGATGTCGCGATCGTATCTCGGCTCAATGGCATGGATGACGGCCTTCTCTTGGTCGTATTGCCGTTGGTCATAGAGCGCCTTAATGCCGCGCGGGACATTCTCATAGCCATACTGCTGAACGATTTGCGCGACCGTCATCATCAGCTCGCGATACAGAGTATCCGGGATGCCCTTATGGTTGCAGGCGATCGCATACTCGCCGATTGTGAACGGGTAGCAGTAAAAGCCGCGCTCGTCATCCTCCTGAATCATCATGGCGGCCGTGCCGTAGAGACTGACCTCAAGCCAAAAGTGATGCAGGCTTTGATAGGCGTTCGTTCTCGATAGGCCCATGTAGATGACCTGGGACACATCCGCGAGCCACTGCTTCACGGCCGGAGACTCATCCAGTGTGGGACTGCCGGTCGTGAGATAAAACCACTGCTGGCTAGGGTCCGTAAGTCCGGACATCAATCCGGAGGACAATAGGTTGCTGGCGCCGGTAGCCGTATTGTCGAAAATCTCATTGAAGCGTTCGCGCGCCTCGTTCTTCGGCCCGCGCAGCAGGAATTTGCCTGTTGCCGGCCGGATATGCGTGGCGATACTTTTCCACTGTGAGATAAAGGGATCGCGCTCCGTCTTGAGCTTTTGCCAGCGCGACAGGATGTGCGCACGTAATTCCTTCTTGTCCATCGGTGCCTCGCTTTTAGGCTCCGAGCTTGTTGCCCTTGCCTAAGGTCAGATCGGAGTTATTGATGCCCTCGGGCCCTGTCAGCAGCGTCGAACCGCCGGATGCGTTCTGATCTAAGTTCTGTTCGTAGATGCTGGAGACATCAGCCTCTTTGGCGTTCTGGCGGCGCATGTCCTCGCGGGCCTTCGTCTGAGTAATCTCGTTATTGCGCTGTGCTTCCTTGGCCGCGGCCTTCTGCTGTCGGGCCTGCTTGTTGCTCGCCATAACGGAGGCGGCGGTACCTACCGCGGCCACGCCGGCACTGATTGCTACAGCTGTAGTGGCAGAAATTGCTCCGCTCATATTCATTCTCCCCGTGACATTAAAAGATCGGTTTCGTCAGTAAATTCGGCCTCTGCCTCCAGGAGCGTCTTGGCCCGGGTAGCAAAGGACATGGAAATAGTGGTGTCCTCGTAGGCGACAAAAATCTGTCTGCGTCCTGCCGAGGCTCGGAAAATATGTGTGCCTTTTAAGCGGACGGTTCTGCCGCCGCAGGTCATGGCGACGTCCCCGGTGACCATGATGACCGTCGGGATCTTGATTAAGGCGCCGGCGATCGCCACGCCTTTGGGGACTAAGCACGTGCGGCAATACATGCCGGCATGAATGAAGCTTTTGGTCTTAATCTCGACCTGGGGCGCCGCGCGCATTTCCTCGACGCCTGCGGCCATAGCCTCCAGTTCTCCGGACGTGTTGGGCGGTATTTCGGCGATTACGATTTCAGTCATGCCAGGGCCTCATAAAAAACGGTGTTCATGCGTGTAAACCTCGGGACCCGGGCGAATAAAGTCTCCAGGCGTGACCCGCTCCTGCATCCCCAGTAGATACCTGAGGCGCCGGAGTCCTTAGCGGCTTGGCTTATAGCGTTAATGAGGCGGACCCCTGCCGCGCCGAGCCGAAAGTCCTTAGACAAGAAGACCGATTCGACGGAGGCCGTCACTGTGGAGTAATGCGGGATGACGGTCAGCACGAAGGAGCCGAAACCGACAAGCCGCTCACCGCTGAAGGCGCCGATCACTTTGAAGGCGCCGGACTCCTCGGCTTTGCGGTAATAATCGACGTTCGGCTTTTGAGGCAAAAAGGGGTTGCCTGACTCGGCCATGTATTCCGAGATCAGCATGTCGGCGTCCGGAGCGCCGAAAACTTCAGCGACCGTGACAGGTCTAAAGGTCAATACTTTTTCCATGGGCGCATTGTCGATCTCCGGACAAATTCAATGCGCACTTTTACAGCGACTTGTAGGGGTTTCGGATCTGACGTTTCCGTCTCTCAGTGAGCCGCGGCATATTGGCTGGGCCGTCCAAATACTCCTGGATCGGTACGGCAAAACACAAGGCGAGCGCGTCGGCTGTATCCGGAGAATTCATGCCGCGTTTTTTCATTGACTCCTTGCTCTCCAGGAGCAAGCGTCCTTTGCGGTCAAGGAGTTTTTCCGGGATACACAAGTCGTCGGCAAGCTCGGCGCTGTTAGGCAGACACCCGTTGTCGCGAATAAAGTCTCTCATCCGATCCCACATTTCCGCTCTCTTATTGGCCCAGCGCTCGGTGTTGCTGGAGCGGTTGGCCGCGATCACCTTGTGGATATGCGGGACCTTATCGACCATGTAGTCGTAAGGAGAGGCACCCACGCCGGTGTAGTCGATATTGATGTAAATCTTCGGGATGCCGAGTTTCTGCAATTCGCGTGCGTAAAGGATGACCTGCTCTCCGAGCTGGGGCCCCGTGAGCCCGCGGAAAATTTTTAACGGCATTGTGCAGTCGCGGCCGATCTTAGTTGCGATCACCGATCTGTCGTCGCCTTCTCGTGCGACGTCCACGCCTAAGACGGCAACGGTGGCGGCGTAATTCATAACGCCTACAGGGCGGTTGACTGCGGCGTCCACGTCCTCTCGCGTAATGAACTGTTTGGCAGATGTCGACGGGAAGACACCGCGCACACGAACTTTCACGAAGTCGGAGTCCTCGCCATAGTCGTCCACGTACCGCTGCAAGAGTTCCTTGTTCGTAATCTTGACCGTTCTGGAGTCGATGTTGTAGTGCAGCCAGCGGTGGCGCTGTTTATGAAAAGCGTCGAAAAAGGCGCCCTCGGGTCGCGTCGGGTTTCCGAAAATACACCAAATAATTTGCGTATCGCGGTCAGTCAGCGCGCCTTTCGTAACCTCATAGATTTTCTCGGCGATCACGGACGCTTCGTCGAATAAAACGAGGATTCTTTTGCCTTGGTTATGCAGGCCCTGGAAAGCGTCGGTATTACTTTCGTTCCAGGGAATAGCGTCGATTCTCCAGGTGTACTTATGGCCCTTTTGGAGAGAATAGATCGATTCGGCCGCGACCTCGAACCAGTCCTTGAAAATGCAGACAGAATGCCATTTATGGAGCTCGGACCACGTCTTGGTTAAAAGCTGACGGCCCGTTTCCGCAGTGATAACGCCTTTTGTATCCGGATAGGTGCATATCGCCCAGAGAATGACCCAGGCGACCAAAGCGGTCTTTCCGATTCCGTGTCCGGACGCCACGGCAATTTGGATTGCCTGGTAGCGGGTCGCACCGTTTTGCAGCCGGTCTCTAATGTCTCCGAGGATTTTCTCCTGCCAGGTATCGGGCCCGTCGTATTTCTCTAAGATCCCCTCGCCCCAGGGGAATGCGTGGCGCACGAATGCGAGCGGATCGTTACTGAACCGCACTGCGAGCTTCTGTAAGTTCAGTTCGTAATTTTGATTTGCTAATTTTTCATTGTCCATAAGACCACCGTCAATCCAAATGCGGTTATGGGGAATGGGATGGATGGAGGGAGCGAATAAAATCACCCCTCGCGCGGTCAAATTACAGATATTGCCTATCGGTCCATGATAACGCCCCTCGTCGGGGCTGAGTTGGGGGTTTCACCCCTCCGACCGCCGAATTTCGGACACCCTTCGCCTATTGATAACCCCTCGTTAATCCATCGTGGGTTATCAATTGGGGCGGCTCGATCACACCCCGTTTGCCCGGAGGTGCCGGCCGTCGGCGGGGATGCCTCATCCGACTGCCGACAGGTGGACAAATTGGTGGACAAAATAGAAATAACGTTCATAACTCACTGATTTATATAGATCACACGGCGGAGGATGCCTCCGCCATATTGCTATTTCTCGTCCTTTTCCACGGCCGCCAGGATCTGCGCTAAACGATTGGCGCGGTCACTGACATCCTGAGTAACTTCCAGCTTGTCTCTGAATTTGCCTCTAAGCCGGCATATCGTTGTGAGCGCCTGGTTCGCGCCCTTGGAGTCAAACATAAAAACCGCGTGGCCCGCTTTGTCTTTCTTCGGCTTGCCGTCGAAGTTGTAAACCTGCTGCGGCTCGGAGCATTTTTCAAGGATATCAATGGCTTTTTTGAGCTCGAAGTCCTCTTCCAACTGCATTCTTTCGTTGCGCTCGGCCTGCCGCTTCTCTATCGCGCGGGCGACCTTATCGGTCTTGAGCAATCGAGCTGCATTTGCCCAAATTACTTCGTCTTTGCTGCCTGCATATCCCGCTTTTTTGTAAGCCTCGGTCGCATTGCCGCCGTTTTTCAGATATTCGCTAACGAAGGCGGCCTGCCTGGCTGTAAGTCTTTCAATCGTTCCGAATTTGGTTCCCGGCATAATAAAACCTCCGTAATCAATGAGTTGATTATCGGGGGCTGTGTTCAAATAATGCGCACTATTTCCGAAACTGCTAAAACCGAATTTCCGCTCCTACAGCCGTTCAAATTTCGTCGGACGATAAATCCTATTAATTTTTGCCGATCGCTCTCCAGCGGTCGATTTTGACGCCTTCCCGCCCTATTCATTGATCATTGCTTTAACGAACTTCACCGGATGTTTGCCTCTTATTCTCCCGGCAAAAAAATCTCTGACCGTTCGCTTTGGTATTTCCATTTTTTTCGATATCTCGTTAAGCGAAAATCCTGCCAGTCGCAAATCAATGCACTGCAGGACTTCATTGTCTGTATATCTCGCGGCCTGATGGCTCTCTCCGACATACGCTCCCAGCGGGCCGATAAAGTCGACGCCTCCGGCCCTAAGGCCTAAAGTGCTGCGGATATTCTCTCTTAACTCTTTCAATCGCCGCTTGTAAGGTCCGCTGGCGGCCGAGTCCATGAAGTTTTTGTGCCGCTTTCGCGGCTTCAGTAAGTAATCTTTGGGCGTCATGAGGTAATACCGTATGAGGTTGATAGGTTGATTGTTTTTCGTTCATTCTTATCTCCTCGGGATGCCTCCAGCGGGTTTCCGCCGCCGGAAGCGTCTAAACCGCTAAAGCTCAAACTTCCGTAACTACTCCGTTTGAGCTATGGAAACCGACGTCAAAGGGCGTGCCGTCTAACCGCGTTGTAAAAAACAGTCTTGCGTACACCGTTGCAATCGTCTCCGGGATTCCGAAAATGCGTACACATCTCTCGCCATTCCGGTTGTACGTCACCACTGCATAGGCCTCGCAGTATCCGCTCTTGTCGTCTCCCTCCCATGTCTTGGGCGCCGATTCAGAGTAGCCGACCTGGATCGTCCAGTGATTTGCGGGATCGCACCCGAACAAGTTGTCCTCTGCGCATGTGCCGTAGACGAAAGCGTCTAGAGCGTGGAATGTCTCCATAAAATCGAGGACGTCCTTTATAGGTGGGCAGTTGTACATGCCTCCCTGATACAGATTGCTGTCCCAAACTCGCCCTGCCTTGAGTGCATAGTCGACTGCGACAGATATGACCTTTAACTTTTCTAAAACCTTTGATTCTTTCTCTAATAACATAGTAGAAACCCTTAAATTCAGGGCAAAAAGGCATTTTTTAAGCTCTTTTCCTAAACTTCCCTATACGCGTATATAAGAGAAGTTTTAGAAATAGATAGTATTTTTGCCTTTTTGCCCTATTACCCCTCTAATCCTTAATCAACAGTCTCAAAACCGACTGCTTTTATACGAATACCTTTGAAACACATAATTCCGTCAGATTTCATAGTTTCAAAACCTCTTTCCTCCATTGCGTTAAAAAACCATTTCTTTCGTTCCTGATACTGTGGGACGCTAGAGTCCCGTGCGTATTGCTTCCAGGCGTTGTAAGCCTCAGACCGCGGCCACCGCGCATCGGGCTCAATAACGCAGTGCTCTGAGAAAAAGTCCGACATCGGGTCCTGGGCCGATCTGTATGCTTTCTGCTCTTTGCGTATGGCCTCCGGCACCCGCAGGCCGCGCTGCTGAAAGCGGAGGGCGCCGGCAATACACTTGTTTAGGAAACCGGAGAGCTCGGCCTCAGACTTTTGGTCGAACAAGGGGTCCGCGCGTTCGGCGTTGAAGTTGCCCAGATGGCGCACGGGCAGCAGACGATCCCACATGCCCTCGCTTTGGTCCTCGACGATCGGCTTATGGTTGGATACGAGCACCGGCAGACAGCACGGCGTGAACGTGATCGAACTCTTAGCCCACGTTTGCCGTCCTGTCATCGGGTCACCGCCGGTCAACTGTTTGACGAGCGAGCTATTTAAGCGGCTCCCGTCGGAGGTCTCGACGAGTGTCACCAGTCGCTTGTCTTTGAGTCGTGTGATGTCCTCTCTGGCGCCGCCCGCCGAGCCGCCTTTGCCTTCGATAAAAGTCTTTTGGTCGGCTCCGACGTGATAGCCCTCTTGGCCGTTGCCCATCATCTTGATCGCCAGGTTGAGCAGCGCGGATTTACCGTTGTGGCCTAAGCCGAACATGATTAAGAACGATCTGCGCAGGCGCCCCGTCATGCCGGCGCCGAAAATGTCGTAATAGAACTCAACGATCTCCGGATCACCGTTGCATATCTCCAGCATTCGGTCGTCGATATAAGGACAAGTCGCGTCCTTGTCGTAGTTGACCGGGGAATGGAGCGTAATCATGTGCGCGGGATCCCCGGGAATAAATTCACCGGTCTTTAGGTCGATCTCGCCGTTGTTCACTCCGAAGTAGCGCAGATTTTGGTTGAGCTCGTGCGGGCTGATGAGTACGCTGTTGTCCCCGTCTGAGAAAGATTTGAAGGCCTTGAGCATGTTCTCCCATGTTTTGGGATTGCAGCATTTGGAAGCGAAGTCTTTGAGCATTACCGCGCTTTCGCTGTCGAGGCCCCTAGCCTCATCAAACAACGCCTCCACAGTCATGCGGGCGTAGCCCATGATCGCTTCGTTGGGCGTCTTCTTCCAGCGGATTCCGTTCCAGGTGTACCACTGGCCGTTAATGCAATCCCACTTCAAACCGCCCTTGTAAGTGTCCCGCATTCTTTCCGCAAGGCCGAGCTCATTGAACGCGTAGTCGGAACAAGTACTTTTCTTAAACCATCCCTGTATACTCGTCTTTGTGATTGATCCGGCGCCCAATTCTTTCAGGCGCTTTAAGGCGTAATTCGTGAAAACCTCTCTGTCTGCACGGTTAGACAGAGAGGTTTTTCTCGCTAATGTCTCGACGTCAAACTCGTCCGCGCATTTAGCCAGCGCAGCAGTGAATTCCGCTTTGGCCGCGATTCGCATCTGCTTTTCTCTGCTCGCTTTGGCCTCTTCAGCTTTGGCGATTACGGTCGGCATGCGGATCAGCTCTTCCTTGCATTTGCCGATTTCAACAAATGACGCCCATTTTTCCGCGAGTGCCTTGGATCCTTTGTCCGGATAATTTGCCGACTTGCTGCTCCATTCGTCCCAGAGTCGGAATGCTTCGTCCGAGCCGTCGTACTCCAGGTGCAGCGCCATACCGACCTCAAGCCAGTCCTTGTATGCGTCTGCGTCAATATGGCTGATGATCTTCCTGGCTTCCGCGAGCGGGATGTTTCTGCATTTCATACACTCTACATCGAAGGCCGTGAGCGGTCCTGCGTTAGCGGACACCGAGCGGCCGGCGCCGCCTCTTTCCTTTAACTTCCAGTTGTGCTTGACAGCGTAGTCGTTGACAATGCCAACAAGCGACTGTGCCTCCTCCATTGTGACGAGTGCGAGGGATTCGGCCGAATGATCGAACGGAGTCTCCTGGTTGATCCATGAGTACGGCTTTCCGGTAATTTTATGGATACCGAGCGCGACAAACTGCTGTCCGTTGGCCAGGATCTCCAACTGTTGATCCTGCCCTTGAGCGTCTACGAATTTGTGCGAGGAGATTTTGGAGAAACTTTGATCTGTCCGGACTACGAACAATGTCCGGGGAAATCTGCCGACACGGGATAAGAACGGGCGGCCGCCGCACAACTCGGTGATTTTGTCGTGCAGCAGTTTGAGCAGGTCTTTATCAGTGATATCGCAGTCAATGCCGATCACCTTATGCTCGCCCTGTCCGGTGAGCAGTCCTATGCCGCACCCGGCATGGATCTCAGCGTCGTCCGGCTTGAATCGGTAGGATGTCCATCCTTTCTCAAGGTCCGGGAACTTCTCTCCCGGCTTAATCGGTATCGGCAGATAGCCGTTGTCGACAAGGCGCTGTGCGCCCTGATCGAAAGTGATAACTTTCTCTTGGGTCATGAAACCACCTTTTCTTCTTCGTCTAACTGAGACTCGATCAAAAACGCCAGCGCTTCGTCCAAATGCTTCTTGGCGGTAATAACGTTTAATGCGAGGTCTCTTATATCGATTAAGCCGCCGTCACCTCTGACAGCGGCCGCGGTCTTTGTTTTTTCCAAACTCTGCTCGGCTAATTCCAAGGCGTTCAGAGCACTGGTTATCTTTGCCGAGCGTTCCTTTACAATTTCAAAAAAGCTTCTTTCTGAGGTCATAATGTCTCTTCCTGGTTCATACATTTGTCCGCATTGCGGCGTTACGGTTGTCTTTAATCCCCGTCCAATTCTCAGAAGCGCAAAAGCTCCTTATGACGCCTCCCGTGAGTTCTATCAATTCGGTTCTGTGTCGCTGAAACCCGTGGGTGTATTCGACCTGGGTGAGTTCTGCGCGAAAAATGAATTGATAATTTCCTCTTGTGTTAACTGCGGCCGTCCCACCCTCTGGGAATACGAAAAACTTGTTTGGCCGGTATCGAGTGGAATTAAGGCGTATGAAAAAATGCCGGAGAAAGCAAAACGAGTTTTCAATGAAGCTCAAAGTCTTATGCAACTGTCGCCTAGGTCCTGCTGCGCCCTTCTCAGGTTGTGCGTGGAGGAGATAGTCAATTATGTTGGTGCTGAACAGGGGCTCAAAAATTTTGACCCTGATTGGATACTTGTTCGCCGCATTGAGGCGCTGGCAATCCCGGAGGCGTTGACTCAGCAGCTTACCGCCTGCCGTGTGATTGGTAATGACGCGGCGCATCCAGGCGTGATTGATTTTTCCGGAGAGGACAGCGATAAAGTCGCTGCGCTTTTGTCGCACGCGGTCAATAATCTTTGCGCCTGTCTTATCGGACCTTTTGATCTCAAGAAATTGGCCGACGAAGTTGAGGCCGAGAGGAAAGCCCGCAAAAACAAAAGTTGAAGTCATTTTGCTTTCTCTTTTCTGGTTTCTTCCGTACAAAGCTGCGCGACAAGTTCACGGAGCTTGTCGACGATCTTGTAGCTGACTTCTGTGTAGCGTTTTGATTTGATCTTGCTGACGGTACCTTGAGCGATACCGAGCAGTGCGGCGATCTGATGCTGTTTGAGTCCGGCTTTTTCAAGTTTGAAAACTGCGGCGTCCGGTGAGAGTAATGAAGCGGCCATGGTTCATTCCGTTAATTTCAATATAGATTAAATTGTAATTCTTATATGAATAGGTCGGCAAATTAAGGAGTGTTAAAATATTCACATGGGAATAATTGAATAACGAGAAGAAGATGAAATCCAGCCTTGCCAAGAATTTAGAAACCCTCATGCAGAAAAGACAGATAAGCCAAACTAGGCTGTCTAAAATTTCCGGTGTTTCTCAGTCTTATATCTTCAAGATTCTCAACGATCAGATAAAGAAACCGAGCCTGGATACCCTTGAAAAACTTGCTACTGCGCTGGATTCAACCGTTGCCCAGCTCAATCATTCTTTGGAACTGCCGAAAGAAGCGGACCCTGTTGTCGGCCTGAGGAAAGTACCGCTCATTAGTTGGGTACAGGCGGGGCTCCCCACTCCGGTCGCTTCTCTTGACGATATGGATAAGTGGTATATCTGCCCTGTCCGAATCAGTAAGAACGGTTTCGCCCTAAAGGTACGCGGCGAATCTATGGAGCCGATGTTTTTTGAAGGCGACATTGTCTTTATTGATCCGGAAGTCCCTGCCGAATCCGGCCGCATTGTGGCAGCAGTTGACGACGGCGCAGCAGATCCGGAAGCGACTCTCAAGAAACTTGTAAAGGACGGCTCGGATTACTATCTAAAGGCTCTTAATCCGGACTGGCCGGGCCCTAAATTCCAGCCACTCACCCAGAGTATGCGGATCGCAGGCGTTGCCGTCGGTAAGTACGTAGAACTTTAGGGTTGAAGAATGAAAGCGCTGATTGTGCAAATAATCTTTGTTCTTTGCGAACTAGCGGTGACAGTGCCTTATATGCTTTACGTCGACAAGCTACGCAAGGAGCATGAGAAATGGCGGCAACGACTATTCGCGGATGCCCATAAAGCTGAAGATGAAGGTAGAAAACAGGAAGCAAAACAACTTAGAGAAACCGCAATTCGAGCACTCGCGGATGATTTCGGGCTTCCTTGGTACGCCAGGGGAATCATTCCTTTATTCGTATTGTTTATTTTAGGGTTCATTGTCTTTGAAGCCTTTTCCTACATAGGTTTAGGTTCTTATATATGGTTTGATAGCGAATACGAATATTGCGAATATCACCGCTGCTGACATTTATCCGCCTTCGGGCGGTTTTTCTTCGCCTCTTTGAATTCCTATAAGAATTATTTATTCTGTTAGGGTTGAATCTAGTCATCTCTATAGCTATTATTCGTTTGTGAATTGATTAAGTTCAAAGGACAAACGAAATGCCGAATACCAAAAGCGAAGTTCCTTCAAAAGCCGCTGGCCGCGCACTCAGCTTTGCGCTCATGCTTACTCTCATGGCAAAGGGCTATCCAGAAATGCCCGTCGCAAAGCTCGTCAATCTTCTCCATATCACTCCAGACGATGCGAATGCAATCGCCGATGGTGTGTTGCCCTCTCCTGAGGCCATTGAAAAAGTCTGCAGTTTCATTAGCAGCAACTCCGCCAAAAACTCCGAACAGACGATTACCCGATACGAAGTCGAACCCTGGCCCGTTATGAATTTTTCTTTCCGGAGAGTTCCTCATGCGACACGAATTTAACGACCTTGAAATCGCCGTCGGCGCGTTCGTCGCCTTTCTCGGCTTCTGGGGTTTTGTTTATCTCGTCTTCATTCTTCCGGAACTGCTCGGAGGCCTCTTATGAACTCAGTTTTTAATCTCGCCTCCTACAACTTCAATCAGTTGACCGACGACGAGCTTCTCGACTGGCTGCACACCGAGGGCCTGGCCAACATGCCTCCGATCATTCGGACATTGGCTGAGCGCCTGGAGGCCGTTCAGCAGGACGTGGCCTATGCCCAGGAGGAGACCGAAGAGGTAAAGGAAAAATTCAAAAAGCTCGATAAGGACACGATCGAAAGCTTGCTAAAGCTGGACGACAAGCTCGGGCACTTTGCCTCAGACCTGGAAAAAGTCTCCAGCGCAATTCTCGAATCTCAGGGAAAGATTCTTGTCGAAGGTGATCTGCTCGTTGATAGCGATGACCTGAACGACGAATGCCCTGACGACCAGCTCGTTATCCCCCGTAAAGAACTCGACACCATCCGTGCCCGAATCGACAAGATCGGCTACGCCATTTCCAACCTAGAAACCGGGGACTTCTTCCCCGATCGCCCTTCCATCTAAGACTAAAGGAGATATTTATGTCTTTAGAAACTGCCATCCAAGAAAACACCAAAGCACTGCAATACCTGGCTGAGATTGTTAAACAGGCCATGAGCATGAAACCCGTGCAGGCTCCTGCGATCGCCGTTCCGGCGCCTGAGCCCAAAGCCGCACCGGTCGAACCTGTGGCCGCGGCTGACCTTCCCCCAGTGGCTGCACCTAAGGCAGCACCCGCCGAGCCAATGACCGCGCCTGTTCCGGCGCCTAAAACCGAGCCTAAGGCAGCACCGATTAACTACACGGAACTGCGTGAGGCCATGGTCGCCAAACTGCAAAAGCTCTTTGAGCATTCTCCGGCTAAGGGCGCCGAGATTCTCCGTTCCTTCGGCGTCAGACGCCAGTCCGAACTGCCGGACGAAAAACTGCCCGCTTTCTGTGATGCCCTGGTTAAAGCTCTCGAAGCTGAAGGAGTTCTGTAATGGCCCACGCACTTCTGTCCCCGTCGTCCGCCCACCGCTGGATGTCTTGCCCGGGAAGCGTATCTTTGTCCCGCCTTTTCCCGGACGAATCGTCCTCTTATGCCGAGGAAGGCACACTCGCCCATGCTTGGGCCGCACACTTCCTTGATCCGCAGAATCAGCCTCAGCCGGCCGAGGCCCTGAGTTCTGACAATCTAACTTTCGTCCAGGACTATGTCCTTTTCGTCGAACGCGAAACTGCGGGCGGTGTCCGCCGCATTGAGTATCCGGTTTCTGTCTCAGAGGTCACCGGTGAAGCTAATGCCAAGGGCACAATCGACTGCGCCGCATTGGTCAACGGCACGCTCAAGATCATTGACCTTAAATTCGGTAAGGGCGTGAAGGTCGACGCCGAGCACAATACCCAGCTCATGATTTACGCCGCCGGTGCCTTGCCCTTGTTCGATGTGATCGACGAGGTCAAAGACATTGAGCTCACGATCTTCCAGCCGCGCATTAACAATATCTGCTCTTGGAAGTTGACGCCTGCCGAGCTGGATGAGTTTGTGAACAAAGCCCGGGCGCGAGCGTCTATTGCGATCAACTATCTGCGCGCCGATCCTCTTCCCTTGGCTGCACTGGAGCCGTCTGCCGACGCCTGCCGATTCTGTAAAGCTAAGGCCGCGTGCCCCGCACTGCAGCAGAAGGCAGCAGAAGCCTGTGACTTCCGTCCGGTGCTCGACAAGGGCCAGGACATCCCGATTGTTCCGGAAGAAGCCCTGAGCTCCGAGCAGCTCTCCTTGAATCTTCAACTCGCCGACCTTCTCGAACCGTGGATTGCCGCCGTGCGTGAGGCCGCCTACGACCAAATGATGCAAGGCGTCCAGGTCGAAGGATTCAAGCTCGTGCTCGGCCGCCCGGGTAACCGCCAGTGGACAAGTAATGCAGAAGCCGAGGCCATGCTCAAGTCCTTCAAGTTGAAAGAAGACGAGCGCTACACCTACAAAGTCATTACTCCGACCGCCCTGGAAAAACTCATGAAGGCGGGTCGAATCGGCGAGCGTCAGTGGAAGCGCGCCGAAACCATCATCACCAGAAGCGAACCGACTCCGACCGTCGTCCCGGCAGCAGACAAGCGCCAGGCATGGTCTCCGACCGCTACCGCATCCGATTTCACACCTATCTCTAATTAATAAGGAGCACAACTATGGCATTCAACATTAAAGGCCGTCTCTCTTTTGAACACATTTTCACTCCGTCCTCAACCGAAGGTTCCGAGCCTACATTTTCCTGCTCGGTCCTGATGCCGAAGGGATCCGCGGAAGTCAAGAAAGTGGAGGCCGAGATGATGCGCGTCGCTACTGAAAAGTGGGGCGCCAAGGGCAAAGAAGTTCTGGCCCGTCTTATCAAAGGAGGCAAAACCTGCCTGCGCGATGGGGACACAAAAGAATATGACGGTTACGCCGGCATGGACTACGTTACCGCTCGTAATCCCGTCAAACCCTCCGCGTTCGACAAGAACGGCGACGAAACTGAAAAAGCCGACGGTCTCATTTACTCCGGCTGCTACGTCCAGGCGCGTATCGAGCTTTGGGCGCAGGACAACAAATACGGCCGGCGCATTAACGCAAAACTTCTAGGCGTCAAGTTTGAAAAAGACGGCGACGCTTTCGCGTCCGGTTCCGGTCCTGCCAAGGCCACTGACTTCGATGTAGACGATGAACCGAGCGACGACGGTAAAAAGCCCTGGGAGTAAGCAATGGCAAAGAACAAAACAGAGGGACAAGGCGTAGTGCTCGGACTATCCGAGGTAGAAGCCTATGCGGTCATGTCTGCGATTAAGACAACGCTTGAAATCGAAACTGGCGTCGACACCATGACGACCGGATTCGGAGAATTTGCCAAAAAGCTGTACCTCAGGAGTTTGACCAACGTAATGGACCTCTTACAAGCCGCCCTGATAAGTAAAGAGGTGCCAGCCAAATAAAGCCTTTTTAACCACCCGTCCTTCACACGAGGGACGGCTATTAAGGAGACTCAATATGACAACACTCTGGGCAGACTTAGAAACATTCAGCACCCGTGACATCATGAACGGACCGCACCAGTACGCAGAAGACTGCGAGGTGCTTCTGTTTGGTTACGCGATTGATGACGGCCCGGCCAAGGTTTGGGACGTCACGACCGGCGAGAGAATGCCGCTCGAATTAGCTTGTGTCCTTGCCGCTGCGCAAATGAATGCTCCCAAGGTCAACACGGTTTGGCATAACGGCGCGAATTTCGACGTTCCCGTCCTGCGCAAGGCCAAAAACCTCCATGTCGACATCCCCTTCGAGCGCGTAGATGACTGTATGGTCAAAGCGTATTCCCACGGTTTGCCCGGATCTCTGGGCGCGCTGTCTGAGATTTACGGCCTTGGCGTGGATAAGGCCAAAGATAAGGACGGCCGGCGCCTCGTTCTTAAATTCTGTAAGCCTGACTCTAAGGGCAATGTGCGCAACCGCACGACGGATCCGGAGGATTGGGCCCGCTTTGTGAACTACTGCCGCCTGGACGTCGAAGCCATGCGGGCAATCTACAAAAAACTGCCCTCCTGGAATTGGGGCCCGAGGGATCGCGCTCAATTCGTGATCGACCAGCGCATTAATAATAGAGGTGTCCGGATGGACCTCGATCTCGCCCGTGCAGCGATCTCTTTAGCCGATAAGCTCAAAGCAGAGAATGCCAAGCGCACCCGGGACCTCACTAACGGAGAGGTCGAGTCCGCTACTCAGCGCGATGCTCTCCTTGCTTACATCCTGCAGCAGTGTGGCGTCAGCTTGCCGGATCTTACTAAGTCCACAATCGAGCGCCGTCTCAACGATGAGAACTTGCCGGAAGTCGTCAAGGAGCTCCTGCGCGTTCGCCTGGCCTCCACTAAGACGAGCACGGCAAAGTACAAAAAGCTCATTGCCTCAACCAGTGCGGACGGCCGCATGCGCGGATGTCTCCAGTTCCGCGGAGCTACCCGCACAGGCCGATACGCCGGGCGCCTCATGCAGTTGCAGAACCTCCCGCGACCGACCTTGCCACAGTACGTTATTGACGCCGGGATCGAGGCGATCAAGGGCGGTTGGGCCGAGTACCTGGCGGAGCCGGGTGAGCTCATGTCCTCCTGTCTGCGGTCCTGCATCATGGCCACGCCCGGGAAGCACCTCGTTGTAGCCGACTTGTCCAATATCGAAGGCCGGATGCTCGCCTGGCTTGCCGGTGAAGAATGGAAACTCAAAGCATTCCGAGACTTCGATGCCGGTCACGGCCCTGACCTTTACAAAGCCACCTATGGGCGCACGTTTGGTATCCGTCCGGAAGACGTAACCAAACACCAGCGACAGATCGGTAAGGTCATGGAGCTCGCGCTCGGTTACCAGGGCGGTGTCGGTGCATTCCTCACGTTCGCGTCCGCCTATTCGATTGACCTGGATGAGCTTGCGAAACATGTCCGGGAAAATATTTCCTTTAGCTACTGGGGCCAAGCCGAGGGCTCATACGAGTGGTACAAGGAAAAGAAACTCACTCACGGCCTAAAGCGTGAAACTTTTATCGCCTGCGAAGCGGTCAAGCTCGCCTGGCGTGATGCGCATCCGGCAATACAAAAGTTTTGGGCCGATGTCGACAAGGCCGCAGTCTCCGCGCTCAAGGGCGTGCCCGCTAAAGCCGGCAAGGTTTGGTTCAGTAAAAACGGATCTTGGCTCCGTATGAAGTTGCCGAGCGGCCGCTTTATCTGCTACCCCGGCGCGCGGCTAGAGGATGGCGGTGTGGGCACCGGCACCTTCTCCTACATGGGGATCAACCAATATTCCCGGAAGTGGGAGCGTATCCGGACATACAGTGGCAAGTGCGTAGAAAACGCAACCCAAGCCGCAGCCGCTGACATTCTGATCGGCGCCATGGATTCAATCGAGCAAGCAGGATTTGAAATCGTCTTCTCAGTGCATGACGAATTTATCACTGAGGCCGACCTCTCTAAAGACAACACCGAGCTTGAAAAGCTCATGTCAACTCCGCCCAGTTGGGCACCGGACCTGCCGCTGGCTGCGGCCGGATTCACTTCACTGCGTTACCGCAAAGACTAGGAGATTGGAAATGAAATCCCGAGAAATAATTATCCGTATGAAGCCCGAAGTTAAGGAGCGTTTTGCACATTTCTTTAACAATCCGGAAGAACTCGAATGTGCTGTTCGCTTTGCCGAAGAACGAGCGCTTGCATTCTGGGGCGTCTATTCGAAGTGGCGCGACACTATCTTCGCCCCGGTTTCTAAACGGGCTTCAGTTTCCGGTTTCTCCACAAACGTCATGTTTGACATCTCCGACTTTGAAGTTAAGGAACAGCAGTCATGACACCCGAAGGAAAAGTCGTCGCCCTTATCCGGGCAAGAGTGAAAGCAGCTAACGGAGAAGTCCGGAAGTGTTCCTGGGAAGGTGTGCGCGGTGCTCCGGACCTTCTCGTTCTGCTCCCGGGCGTGCACGCCTGGATCGAAGCGAAGGCGCACACCGGCGCGCTCAGGCCTCATCAGGTCCGTGAGCATGCACGGCTGCAGAAAGCCGGGTGCCAGGTCTACGTCGTCTACGGAGAGGATCAGGCCGAATCCCTGGTGAGCCACCTCGTTGCATTGTCTCGATCCGTGGAGCCGTAATTATGTCGAGAGATTTCAAGCCCTGGCCTTACCAGGAACTCATGATCCGATTCGCTTTAAAAAATAAGCGCTGCGGATTGTTCGTCCCGATGGGCATGGGCAAAACTTCAAGCGCGCTCATGATTATTCAGATCCTAAAAGATCTTTATGGTGAAGGCCCGGCGCTTGTAATCGCTCCGCTTGCGGTAGCCCGTAACGCATGGCCGAGTGAAGTTCGGAAGTGGAGTGACTTCAGCCATCTGAAAGTGTCGCCGATCCTCGGCAGCACTAAAGAACGTGTTAAGGCGCTCCACACTAAGGCCGATGTCTATGTCATTAACTACGACAACCTGCAGTGGTTGGATAACTACCTCACGAGTCATAACTACGCCTGGCCCTTCCCGGTTGTCGTGGCCGACGAGTCGACAAGGCTCAAAAGTTTCCGGACGCGGCAGGGCTCTAAGCGTGCGAAGGCCCTGGCTAAGTTCACCAACTTCTTTAAGCGGTTTATCGCCTTGACCGGTACGCCCTCTCCCAATGGCTTAAATGATCTTTGGGGCCAGCTCTGGTTTATCGATAACGGTCAGCGCCTGGGGAAGTCCTTCACCGCGTTCCATGAGCGGTGGTTTAGACCTCTGCGCGTAGGTGCGACTGCGGCCGCAGTACAGTGGGTCCCGCTGGAGTACGCCCAGGAGCAGATTCAGAATGCCATTTCCGATGTGTGCTTGTCGATCAAGGCCGAGGACTACTTCGATTTAGACAAGCCGCATTTTGTGAACGTCGAAGTCGAATTGCCAGACGAGGCCAAGGCGCTGTATGACGACATGGAGCGGGAGCTCTTTATCGAGCTGGCCAATGCCACCACGGTGGAAGCAGCTAACGCCGCGGCCAAGACCGTGAAGTGTTTGCAGCTTGCCAACGGTGCGATCTACACCGACGACACGCATAACTGGCAGGAGGTGCATACGGCCAAACTGGATGCGCTCGCCTCCATTGTCGAGGAAGCTGCAGGCGAACCGCTCCTTGTGGCTTATCAATTTAAGACCGACCTTGCCCGCATCCTGGAGGCATTCCCAAAAGCCCGCGCCTTCGATAAACGTCCGGAGACAGTCGAGGCTTTTAACATCGGCGAGATTCCCATGCTCTTGGTGCATCCGGCAAGTGCGGGCCATGGCCTGAGTCTGCAAGACGGTTCCAGCAAGCTCGTGTTCTTTAGCCAGTGGTGGAACCTCGAAGAGTATCTCCAGGTCATTGAGCGAATCGGCCCGATGCGTCAGCTCCAGGCCGGCCACCCGCGAGTCGTCACGGTCTATCAGATCCTGGCAAAGGACACGATCGACTATGTGGCCTTGGCTAAAAAACGATCTAAGCGAGAAGTACAGGACATGCTCCTGGACTATCTGAGAAACAAAGGAGATAACCATGCCGACACCAAAGAAGCGTAGGCAGCCGCCGATAGAGACATTGCCTGACTGGGTACTAGGCAGATCCGACCTTACCTACTCGTCAAGGATCCTGCTGTATTTCGTTCTTTATAACGTAAACCTGCGACGTCGAGTAACGCTCACTCGATTGCAGGATGCCTCCGGCCTGGCCTATGAGACACTCCGGCGCGCCCTTAAGGCTTTGAAACTTGCAGGAATTATTAATCAGGAACTGTTGGGTAAGACCCGATATGACGGGTATGCCTATGTACTAAACACCGAGCGTTTGAAAGAACTAGGTGCTCCCCACGTGGATTCATTTTTCAAAGGATATAAGAATGTCTGATTTAGTAAACCATCCCGCCCATTACGAAGAGCAATCCATTCGCCTGGAGCCGATCGACTTCTGCGAAAGACTGCCGTTCTGCGAAGGCAACGCGATTAAATACTGTTTCAGGGCCGGCCATAAGGAGGGCACAAGCGAGTTGCTCGATCTTAAAAAAGCTCAGTGGTATTTGAATCGCAGAAGCTCAGAGGACGCTTTGGAAATGAATGACCGCGACTATGCGTCCTTCCTAAATATGACTCGCTTATTTAAGCGCTCCAGCGGTATCTTGAAGGACTTCATTAACAAATGGAATAACCTCACGGCCTTTGACGGCGACTTTTGGTCCTGTTTAGAAGGCTGTATAGCCGAGCGTATCAAGAAGCTGGAGGCCCGTGAGTCACTCAATAGATTTACAACCGGGAGTAAAGAATGACAGCGACCTGGCTCAGCAAAATGGAGCTTGCAACCTACCTCGGTATTACGACCAGGACGGTGGACCGCTGGAGAAAGGATGCGGACTTCTATAAATTTCCGACGCCCCGCTATATTGCAGGGCGTCCAAGATGGCACATTAAAGATATAGACAGCTGGATGTCTAAGCAGCCGACGAAACTCCGCTAAAGACTGCATCCGCCCACTGCTGCATTACCTCGCGCCGTTGTTCCAAAAGATCAGATCTCTGATATGCCTGGACAACGGCGTTTCCTGTTGTGTGCATCAGGCATTTTTCAGCAACAATGTCCGGAACTCCGTTCTCGGCCGCCCAGTCTCTGAATGTCGATCTAAAGCCGTGCATCGTGGCAGTCGTTCCGGTCAGTCGTTTGAGCAGTTTGGTTAGGGTGTAGCGGCTTCCCAAACTTTCCTCAGAGACACCGAAAATATGATCGCCCTTTTTCTCGATAGACTTCAAAAGCTCAATCGCCTGGTCACTTAAGGGGACGCGGTGCGGGTACGGCTTTTGGTCTTTTCGTCTTTCCGGAGGTACGGACCAAATACGGTTTTCCCAATCGATCTCATCCCAGCGTGCCGGGACAGATTCTCCTACGCGACTGGCTGTCAGAATTGTGAAGAGGATTGCCTGCTTTGTTCTTGTCGTTGCAGGATAGAAGCAGCCGATCTTTTCTTGTAACTCTTCGAGCGGCATAGACTCCTGGTGCTGAACCTGCTGAATTTTAGACGCCGGCGGCAGGTCCCTGTCCAGATTGCCTCTCCACAGGGCGGGATTGAAGTCCATGAGGCCGTCGCTTACTGCATAAGAGAATATGTTCTCCAGGCGGCCGCGAACCCTGGAGGCGGTCTCCGTTTTGGTCGACCATATCGGCTGCAACACGGCTAGGACGTCAGCCCGCTTTATTTCAGACAGCTTCTTCTTGCCCAGTACCGGAATGGCGTAGGCGCGAACCGTGGCAAACCATTGAGCCTTATGTTTAGCATTTTTCCACAGGCGCACGTTCGCGATCTTCTCGATCGCTTTTTCGGCATAGTCCTCGAAAGTAAGGTCGGCCCTAACCTCTTTGTCGAGAACCTCTTTCGGAGTCATAGGCGCAGTGCCCTCGGTCAGGCCGACGCGAAACTTCTCGGCCATTTCTTTAGCCTGGCTAATCGTGATCGTATTGGCAGAACCGAGGCTTTTTTCTTTTCGTTTGCCGCCGAGCATATATCTAAATACGAAAGAGCGGGAAGTACCGCGAACAACAAGATTTAAGTTAGGGGCGACAGGATGCTTCCCGTCCGGCAATTTAAAAATATTTTTGGCTGTAACTTGCATGAGATTTTTCCTCCGCCGCACGATGCGGTAGCTAACTTGTCCACCAATTTCGCTCTATGGCGGACTAAAAGGACAGGGCTCCGCCATGTCCACCATCAGTCCGCCATGATGATTTTCTAATGCAAATTTTATCCTCCGCCATGTATTTTGTCCACCAATTTGTCCACCACTCGAAGGCGTGAAAATGTCTCTCCGTGTCTCGTCGTGTCTCAATCGGAAATTACAGAGCGGAAATTTAATCTTCTGAAAGCCAATATTGACGGGGCTTTTGAAAGATGATGTCTCTATTTGTCTCGAATTGTCTCGCCGTGTCGCAGGCGGAAGATGGCAGACCCCCTCTCCGCCAACGCCCCAATAACGGCGGGGCTTCCAAGCAACGAATCACAAA